TGTACGGATATATACTTGAAATTAGTGGGTTAGATTCGTCAATAGATTCAATTGGTATGAAAATTGCAACTCTAGCATTAGGAACCCCAAACCCATTATTTGCAGTTACTCTACCAACAACAACACCGTAATCCGCACAGCTTTTTGTATAAACATCCTCTTGTTGAAGTTTTAAAGATAAAATCTCTAAAAATTCAAACTCTTGGTCTAACTGAATATTAATAGATTTATTAATACCCAACTCAGTTCTTATTCTATATGATTGACCCATCAAGTTACTTTAATTTATAAATAGTTTATGTGGAATTTTTAAAGAGCCCACATAACTAAATAATAATCTAAAGAAAAATAAAATAAACTTGTTATGAAAAAGTTACTGACTGGAAATTTTTAACTGAAATTCTAATATCCTTATTTGGATATCTAATCTGATAAACTTGTGATGGTTGGGCAAAAATAGTATCATCAACAGGTGCGATTAATTTTGTTTCTTCGTTGGCATATACCATTGAAGTTTCTGCTGAAGAGTATTGTCCCCCAACTTCATTGAATACATCAATATTCGCAACTGTTAATACACCATTTGTGTTTTGTATTAAACTTCTAATTTCAGATAAATAAATGTTCTGTCCCAATTGTCTTATTTGTGGATTAAGATACGCAGATATTTTATCAACAACACTTGAAATTACTTGTCCAGAATTTTGAGCGGAGTCTAATACAATTGATATATCCATACTTAAATCAATTACTTCCGCAGTAAAAATAGAAATGTAATCATTCATCATTCTATAGTTTGATAAATAATTTGCAATATTTTGTCTTAATGTGTTTGAAACAATGTTAGTCAATTTACCTGAAGTATCGTATGATAATATTTGAATTAAAATTTTATTATCATTTTCTGTAATGGAAACTTTTGCTGGCGCTCCAAACTGAGACGGCATATTTCTAATTAACGATTCATAATCCTGAACGGTTACGGCTCTTTTTTGAGCTGCAAAGTTAAATGACACATAGTTTCTGATTTCTTCTAATGAAGGAATACCTGCTCCACCAACTGCTGCTGTTACGTTAACACATCTTAATGAATTAACAACAGATGAGTTTGTGGTCTCTGAAGGTCCATTAACAAAGAATGATACGGTACCTAATGAGTTAATAACATTTGTTCCTAAGTTTGTCGCCAAACCACCACCGACTCTGTATTGAATGAATAATGTTGAATTTGGAGTTAATGTTGCACCTAATGAAAGGTTGTTTGAATATCGTTGTAAATCTAATGTTGTACCTAATGTGGTGAATTGATTCAATTGGTCTTGAGCAGTATTAGTACCTCCACCAAATGTCATCTTTTTAAACCCTTCAGGTGTGTACTCAGTAATAAATCTATCTTGTGTTTGAATATACTTACCAACTTTAATTCCAGGTTGGTCAGATACTTTTGTTGGGTCTTCAATAAACACTCTATCTTCTGCTAATGCATCTACCTCATACCATCTATTATCTAAACCTAAAAACTCTGCGGTTGTTGGGGTATTTGTATAGTTCGTACCATTTTTTAACAATACACTTGTAATACCTAACACATTTTTTTCAGGTAAGAATAATTCAAAGAAAGGTTTAACATCATTCGCACCAATAACTTTTTTAAACACTTTAGTAATACCATTAACTACGACTTCTCTTTTGGTAATCGTATAATTAACTAAAATATTATTAGCATTAAAGTTTGGAATTTTTAATCTATTTGGAAACCCTTGAGCGTTGTATGGTGAGGCAAAATCAATATCATAAACATTTTCAAATACAATACCAGCACCAACAACTTGAGACCCTCTGGCTAATGTGCCAAGATATCTTTCATCTTCTTTGTCACCAAAGGCAGGAACCGTAATTGAAAAATCAACTAATGATACTGATGGTCTTTGACCTGGCAATTTTAAACCGTATGTTCTTGCTATGTTATAAATTGAAGACCTTTGTTGGGCGTATTGTAAAACGGTTTCTTGAATACTTCTATCAATATTATAATGTAAGTTGTCCGCAACCGCAGCATTTAAATCAAGAAAAACAGTAAACACTGAAGCGTCATTAAAATCTTGAATTAAATCAGGATAATAAGTTTTTGCGTAATTTAGGAGTTCAGTTCTTATTGACTGATAATCTCTACTAGCGTATGATATTCTGTTATTTGCCATCTTATTTAAATATTGATAATTACAAAATCACTCTGACCAAATGTTGAACCATTGGTTGAGTAATCAATTCTTATTTTTGCGGTGTATTCTGATGTTCCTTTACCTGGAAATCTATATATTGATGATTCACTAGTTCCAACCGAGTTTTGACCTGTTGCAATATCCACTTCTTCTTGTGGGTCCGCAGGTGTTATACTTAAACTGTTAACCAATAAGTTTGGCATAAAGTTTTCAATCGCATCCCTAATGTCAGATTCAATCGCATTAAATGTTAATCCGTCAAATGGCTCAAAAAGAAATTCATATAATCTTGTGCCAAATTGTGGTAAAAAATATCTTGAACCTTTTCTTGTTAACAATAAATGAATTAAGGCAGCCTTAATTTCTTCAGATTGAAATTCTGTTAATTCTAAATAATCCCCTCTTTTTGAATCTCTGAACGGAAAATTTATACCATATGTAACACCATTTGCCATAACTATAAATATAATGTGTTGTTTTTTTCTATAAATAGATTAAAAAACAAAATCCCAACACAAGTTGGGACTTTTATTAATGTTTACGCTGAACATCCAAAACATTCAAATGGACTATCTTCAGGTTTGTTAGTTAATTCTGTTATTTCAACTTTTGGTATTTCAACCTTAACTTTAGGTTGAGATATTTTAGAAACGTCAACCGCTAAGTGTTTAGCCCCTGTTGAAATCGCTTTGGTCCTAACATAGTAACATAAAGTCTTCAAACCTTTTTCCCACGAATGGAAATGTGATGAAGTAATCTTTGATAATGTTGGGTTAGCCATATAGATATTCATTGATTGTGATTGGTCAATAAATGGTGCTCTATCTGCCGCCATATCAATAAGTTCTCTTTGTGATATCTCCCAAATTGTTTTGTACTTACTAATCAAGTGTTCAGTTCGTTTAACTTTCTTGGTGTAGTTTTTATCTTCAGGGTCAAGATGATTGTTGAAGTTGATATTTTGAATTGACCCTTCATTCATGATAATCTCATTCTTTAAGTCTTCACTCCAAATACCAAGTTTTTCAAAGTCATTAATTAGATATTTGTTAACAATCATAATTTCACCACCAACAACTCTTCTATTAAATAATGCCGAATGAGCTGGTTCTGTCATTTCAAATGAACCTGTAATCTTAGCTGAAGATGCAACAGGCATCTGAGCAGTAAATAATGAATTACAAACACCATATTGTTTAACATCTTCTTTTAATGAATTCCAATCCAAGAATAAATCAGATTCGTTTAGTCCCCACATATCAAATTGGAAAATACCTTTTGACATTGGTGAACCCTTGAAATGTTTGTATGGTTTTCTTCCCCCTGATTTGCACAACTCCATACTTTCAGTAATAGCCGCATAGTAGATTGATTCAAAAATGTTTTTATTTAATGTTCTCGCTTCTTCAGATGTAAAAATATAATCCATTAAATAGAACACATCAGCAAGACCTTGAGTTCCAATAGCAATCGCTCTTTGTTCAAGACCTCCTTTTAAACCTTTTTCGGTTGAATAACTGTTTTTGTCTACAACATTATTCAATGCTCTAACAACTTTTCTTGTCTCATCAATCAACAACTTGTAGTCAAATTTACCATCTTTAATAAAATTCTTTAATACCATTGAGGACAGGGTACAGATTGCTGTAGTTTCTTCGTCTGTGTATTGATAAATCTCATTACAAAGATTTGATTGTTTAATTACCCCAATGTTTTGATGGTTAGTTTTTTTATTAGCATTGTCTTTAGAACATAAATAAGGAACACCTGTTTCAATTTGTGATTCAACAATTTTAGTCCAAACATCTTGAGCTTTGATTTTTTTACCAAGACCCATTTGAACCGCCATGTTATAGTTTGATTCGTATTCATCACCGTAACATTCTTGAAGTGGTTTAATACCAGCTTTTAAGATATCGTTAGGACAGAATAGATACCAATCACCACCTTCTTTAACTGCCCTCATAAAGTTATCAGGCATCCATAGAGCAGTGAATAAATCTCTTGCCCTTAACTCTTCAGCACCTGTATTCTTTTTAATTTCAAGTAAGTCCATGATATCTTTGTGCCATGGTTCAAGGTAAATCGCAGCACTACCAGGTCTTCTTCCTTGTTGGTTAAAGAATCTCAACGATTCGTTAACAATTTTTAGGTACTTCAATAAACCACCTGCAAATCCACCTGATGAATTAATTCTACTTTCTTTACTTCTAATATTAGACATTGATAACCCAATACCCGCAGCGTCTGAAGAGTAAGTTGAGATATCATTTAATGTTTGTAGTAACCCATTACGTGAATCCGAATTATTGTAATGTAACACACATGAAGCTAATTGTGGTACCTTGGTACCCGCATTAATCATAATTGGTGTTGCAGGTGAAATAAGTTGGTTAGACAATGATTTATAGTAATCTACCGCCTCTTCAAATGTATTTGTAACCCATAATGCAACTCTCATGTACATATGTTGTGGTCTTTCAATTACTTTACCTTGAGGTGTTTTTAACAAATACATCTCTTGTAATGAACGCCATGCAAAGTAATCAAAGTTATAGTCGTTTTCATGGTTAATAATACTGTTAATATTTTCATGACCGTAATCATTCATAATCTCAATTAACTTTTCATTAACCACCCCCGCATCAAATAACTCCATGATAGTTTCAGAAAAACTATCTTTGGTTTCTTTATGGTAAGCCGAAATTGCAACTGACGATGCTAATCTTGAATAGTCGTGATGACTACCAGTGTAAGCAGCCGCGATTTCATATACAAGTTTATCTAACTCTTTAGTTGTAATCAATCCCTCGGTTGGTACCGAAGTTATAACTTTAATAAAAATCTCGTCTGAATTAACATTTAATCCTTTCGCAGCTCTTTTAATTCTATTATAAATTTTTTGTGGATTAAAGGACGCATCCTCACCACTTCTTTTTTTAATTTTTAATGACATCATAGTTTTTATATTTTAGAAATCTTCATCAAATGTGATTGTTTCGTTTAATTTAGCTTTTTGGTATTCAACGGTTCTTGATTCAAAGAAGTTACCTTTAGTTTCAACCGCGATTTGTTCCATGAATTTAAATGGTTGTTCAACATTAAATTCTTTTTTACACCCAAGCTTAATTAATAATCCATCAACAACAAACTCAAGG